ATGCCACATCTGTTGGTGTTGCTACAGCAGAAAGTTATCAAGTTGGTGATATTGTATATTTTCAAGAAACATCAGGTCAACAATACGAAGTAACTGCAATTGCATTTGATGCAGGTACGTCAGGACCTGGAGATTTGACAATTCGCCAATTGGATAATCCGAATGGTGGAGGATTGAAAACAGAAATCGCTTCTGGTACTAATGTACGAAGACGATGGAGATTCTATGACCTGTTTGATTCCGCACCCGGAACATCTGATTGGGCAAAAGGTGTTGGTCTAACCGCTGCAACTGATGAATTGCATGTTGTAGTATATGACACTCAAGGATTGATTACAGGATATGACATTGATGTTGCTGGAAACAGAGGTGCAGCTGTAGTTGAAACATTTGCATTTGCTTCCAAGCATCCAAAGTCAAAAACTGCACAAGGTGGTGGAAACTTCTATGTTGATGTTGTCAACAGAGGTTCTTCTTACATCCGTTGGATGGATCATCCTCCTAGTGAAGTTGATGGTGTAGATACCGATGGTCGTGATTGGGGTGTGGATGTAGTTTCGGCAGACAGTGTAAAATACTTTGATGCAAACGCTCTTCCATTTGATGACCAATTGAGCATTGGATCCGATGACTTTTCACCAACCGTAGGTGAAACTGCATCCGCATATGAGTATTTTGCTGATGCTGATACACTAGATGTAAACTTGGTAATGGGTGGGTCAACTCCAGGTGATGGAATGACTTGGACTTCATCTGTTGCTCATGCTACAAATCTAATTGATCTGGTTGAAGGAAGAAAAGATTGTGTTGCATTCATTTCTCCTGCAAGAGAAACGGTTGTTGGAGTAACAAGTGGTATCACACAAACTGGAAACGTTGTAGACTTCTATCAGAATCTTGCAAGTTCTTCATATGCAGTATTTGATTCTGGTTACAAGTACATGTATGACCGATACAACGATACATTCCGATATGTACCATTGAATGGTGATATTGCCGGACTTTGTGCAAATACTGATAATGTTGCTGATCCTTGGTTCTCACCAGGTGGTTTGAACAGAGGTCAAATTCGTGGTGCAGTCAAGTTGGCATTCAATCCAACTAAATCACAAAGAGATATTCTTTATCCTGCAAGAATTAACCCAGTTGTTACATTCCCAGGACAAGGAACTGTACTCTTTGGAGACAAAACTGCATTGGCGAAACCAAGTGCATTTGATAGAATCAATGTACGAAGATTGTTCTTGGTACTAGAGAAATCAATTGCAAGAGCAGCTAAATTCCAATTGTTTGAATTCAACGATGCATTCACTCAGGCACAATTCCGAAATTTGGTTGAGCCATTCTTGAGAGATGTTGTTGCAAGAAGAGGTATTACGGACTTCAGTGTTGTTTGTGACGAGCGTAACAACACCGGCGAAGTAATTGACCGAAACGAATTTGTAGCGGACATCTACATTAAACCTGCTCGTTCCATTAACTTTATCACACTCAGTTTCATTGCGGTGAGAACTGGTGTGGCATTCAGCGAAGTAGGAGGTTGATAGATGGCAACTCTAGACACTTTTAAGGGAAAACTTGTTGGTGGTGGTGCAAGAGCAAATCAATTTGCTGTTACTGTAACAAGTCCTGGAGGAGAAGTTCCTCTTGAACTTTCATCATTCATGATTAAGGCGGCTTCACTTCCCGGTCAAACCATTGATGAAATTGCAGTAAATTATCGTGGAAGTATTCTCTATCTTGATGGAGACCGTACCTTTGATACATGGACTACATCTATTATTAATGATGTTGATTTTGCAATCAGAAATGGTATTGAGCGATGGATGAATATAATAAATAATATGGATACTAATGTTTCTGCTCAAAATGCTACTGCTTTCATGTCAGACATGGAGGTACATCAATATGACAGAAAAGATAAGAAAATTAAAACTCACACTCTTATCAATTGTTGGCCTACTGTTCTTTCTCCCATTGAATTGAGCTGGGATACAAGAAGTGAGATTGAGACTTTTGATGTAACTTGGAGATACACCAAGTTTACAGGTACAGGTACATCAACCCCATGATGAAGTAAATTATGGCACAATTATTTGGTTTCAAAATCACCAGAGCATCAGAAGTAGAGAAGAATCAGCCGACTTTTCCTACTTCTGATGATGGTGCATACGATATTGCTGGAGGTGGGTTTTTCTCGGAATATCTTGACATGGAAGGTCGGGATAGAGGAGAACTTGACCTCCTGCGCCGGTATCGGGATATTGCGATGCACCCGGAGTGTGATTCTGCAATTGAAGATATTGTAAATGAAGCAATCGTATCCGATGAGAGGGATCAATCAGTATCCGTCTCATTGGATAGATTGGAATATTCTGAAAAGATTAAAAAGAAAATAAGAGAAGAATTTAATAACATTCTTTCTCTTTTAGATTTTAATGCCAAAGGGCATGATATTTTTAGAAGATGGTATGTTGATGGAAGAATATACTATCACAAGATTATTGATTCCAATAATCCAAAAAATGGAATCACAGAATTAAGATATATTGATCCTCGCAAGATTAAGAAACTGAGAGAGATTCAAAAAGGCAAAGATAGTAATGGTGCTGTTGTAATTTTAGGAATT